CAACTCATCGGGCAACTCATGGGATCGATTACCAGCTTTGTGGTTCTCTGCATCGGGAACGCGACGACCGCCGGTTGGGCATTGGAGGTGGCAACGAAGAAACCTTGGTTACTTCGTGACGCACCAATAATGATCAACGGCGACGATGTCGCAATCCGCGGACCAGCGAATCTCTACAAATCATGGCAAAAGATCACCTCGTTTTTCGGACTCATCGAATCGGTTGGGAAGACCTACTTCACCCGCAAGTTCGTGGACATAAATTCCACTAGTTACGAACGAATGGACGAACCAAAACTGATCGACTATACCGACAGAACGACCGGCAAGCAAACGCTGCGGCAAACGTGGCTGGTCCAAACGCGATATGTTAACATGGGTCTCATGCTAGGCAAGAAACGAAGCCAAGGCATGATCAGTCTCAGTGACGAAGATGACCCAAGAAACAACATCGGCGTACGGGCACACGAGCTACTGCGGCTCGCACCGGAGGAGATGCACAAGGAGGTGATGAAAGAATTCCTTGCTACGCACAGAAAACTGCTAGAATCTACACGACTACCATGGTATATGCCGCGCTGGATCGGTGGGCTTGGACTGCCTTCCGGTAGTTGGGGACAACCATCAGACCTTGACTTACGTCAGGCCGTGGTCATCCTCAACAACTGGAAAAGCAGACAACCCATCCAACTCGGTCGCGCCAAAACCTCCTGGCGAACGTGGAAACTAGCGACAGAGCGCATCAATGGAGTGCACTACTTGGGTAGAGAGGGTATCTTGACGAAGTTCTACGACAAGGTGGCTAACCTAATGGTGGTTGACCAACTTTTCGACAGCAACAACAATCTCGAAGACCTTCTCCCAAACGAGGCACACAAAGATGTAGCGAAGGCGATACGTCACAACGAAAAACTATGGAAACCGAAGGCTGGAGTCTTACCCCCACCGATCGATCCAGAGAAATTGAAGTTTCGTCGCCTCTACGCCGCGCTCCCACCGCCGGTTCAGGTACCGAACCTACGGCAGTTTTCTGAAAGGCCGAATGACGTAATCCCGCGAACCAAAGGTCCGCAGGCAAACATAACGCCATTTCAAGGCCACCTTCCCGCACACTACAAAGGGGGCACATCAGCTATGGACTGAGATCGAGACCCG